CTATATCATCCGAGCTTGGTGTGACGTGGAAAACGCTCATTAACTGGGCGGATGCGCACCCTGAATTCTTATCGGCCTTAGACGAGGCAAAGAAAGAGGAAATGCTGTTCTTTGAGCGACTTGCTTTAGACCATATTATCGAGGGACCGGGTTCGAATCGGCTGAACACAGCGCTGTGGGCTAAGTCGATGTCAGCTCGGTTTCCAGCCAAGTACCGAGAGAATACTAAGGTTGAAGTGACTGGCAAGGATGACGGTGCAATCAAGGTCGATGTAGTGCATGACTTTGCACAAGAGCTTTTAGATGACTTACTAAGCACAAGGCAAAATAGTGCAGAAGCCGACGATAGCTGAACTCTTCGCCGAGAAGATTAAGCAAGGGCCAAGCTTAAACAATGCATCGCCTGAGTGGAAAGCAGCGATCAAAGCACGATTAAAGTGGCTACAATTAGCGAACAATCATCAAATTACGCCAAGTGGCGATTGGTGGTCAATTTGGCTTTTGCTTGCTGGTCGAGGAGCTGGTAAGACAAGAACAGCAGCTGAGTGGGTTTGGTGGGAAGCTTGGACGAAGCCAAAGACCAGGTGGTTAGTCTCAGCGCCAACTTCAGGCGATGTCCGTGATGTGTGCTTTGAGGGAGATTCTGGACTCCTCAATGTCATACCAACTCAGCTCATTGAAAATTATTCTAAGTCGCTTCATGAGTTGACACTTAAAAGCGGCTCAATCCTCAAAGGCATTCCTGCATCGGAGCCTGAGCGTTTTCGTGGTCCTCAGTTTCATGGTGGATGGTGTGATGAGCTCGCAGCTTGGCACTATCTTGACGATGCTTGGGACATGCTGCAATTCGGCATGCGTCTTGGTCAGCATCCTCGAATCATTTGCACAACGACTCCAAAGCCAAAGCCTTTGGTCATTGACTTGGTGAACCGAGATGGCGAGGATGTGATTTACACAACAGCGTCTACATACGATAATCTTAAGAACTTAGCGCCAACTTTCCAACAGCAAATCTTACAGTATGAAGGCACCAAGATCGGACGACAAGAGATCTACGCTGAGATTATCGACCCTGAAGAGTCAGGCATCGTTAAACGTAAGTGGTTCAAGTTATGGGATGCTTATGACAATGATGGCAACCCTAAGCCATTGCCTAAGTTTGACTTTGTCCTACAGTCATATGATTGCGCCACAAGTGACAAGACCGCGAACGATCCTACGGCTTGCGTAGTACTTGGTGTCTTCAAGCCAAACCCTGACAAGCCTGCATCAGTGATGGTGATCGATTGCTGGGAAGAGCACATACAGTATCCAGACCTAAGACCTCGGGTCATTGATGAGTCAACCGCAATCTATGGCGATACGAACGAGTTTGGCATGGGCAAGAAGGTTGACATGATACTGATTGAGGACAAGTCAGCAGGAATTAGCTTGCTCCAAGATCTAAGACGTGCCGGCTTGAATGTCAGAAGCTACAATCCTGGCAATGCCGATAAGACGATGCGACTGAACATAGTGTCGCCAATTATTGCCAAGGGCTTGGTGTATTTGCCTGAGTCCACGACTAAAGAGGGAATGGCAAGAAGCTGGGTCGAACCGCTGGTTGCCCAGTTGTGCTCATTTCCTGAGGTCAGACACGACGACTTGGTCGATGCAATGACGCAAGGCTTGAGGATTTTAAGAGACATGGGAATGATTGTGACGGATTATGTTTATAATGACCCAGATCTCTATGTAGACGACACTAAGCCACGGAGAGTTAACCCATATGCCATTTGATGACGCTGATATAGCTCAAATGCGAGCTTACTTGCTTAAGCAGCAAGAACCACAACAACCTGTTTATGATGATGGTGCAGGCATGCTTGGGCATGATGAGAACTTTATGCCTGTTGGGTTATTTGGCAAAGGGCCAAAGCCTACCAAGATGGCAGTACCTGAAATTAAGCCGACAATTGATATGCAACGTCGTTCTTTGTTTGGCTTGCCTGAATCACCGACATTTCAACCGCCTGCCGTAGTCCCAAAAGCTCAAACAGCGGACTTAATACCTAAAGACACAGTGCCTGAAGTAGTCCCACAGTCTTCAAGTCCGCTTATAGACTTAGCTAACAAGGCGATTAATACGCCAATGTCTAGACGTGATGTGCTAAACAAAGCCAAGAATGCAGCCGTGTCGCATGTTGTAAGAGGCGCAATTGGCGATGTAATACCTACCGAATTACCTAAGCTACCTGATGTTGCCAAAGCAGCTAAGCCATTTGTTCCTAATCCTGTTATTGATGACTATTTACAGACACATATAAGCAATGGCATTTCAGATGCTTCTGTAGATTATCCGTTTGAAGCAATATCTAGTGCATATGGGTTAATGAAAGACCATTTAAAAGGTCGCATTGACGATAAAGAAATCTTAAAAGCAGATAAACTGCATAGTAAGCTTGATGATGCAATAGACAACGATTTAGATAATAAGTCTGTATGGAATGCTCAAGAGAAGTTAAATGACTTTGTTCATGACAATCTTAAACACTTGAAACCGCATGAGCTTCATGATTTACTTAGCGATATGTATGAAGATGAGTTGAGCCCTGAAGAGCTGCATGAAAGTATGGGTGGAGAAAGAAGTGGCACAGTTATAGATGAAGAATTTTCACCTGAAGAGCTTAAAAACTATCTTGATCATTCATATGAGACAAGGTCTATAAAATGATTACATCTGATGAGTTTGGCAATGTAACAGGTGACACAAGTCAGCCTGACCAAATGCCTAAGGGCGGATTAGTTGGTACACCGTCTTTAGATGAGATGAAGCATGCACTATCCATGTGGGGTAGTAAGACTGCTGATGTAACTAAGCAAATGCTTCAAGCACCTTTTGCTGCAAAGCAGCGAATGTCCAATGCATTACCTGCAACATTAAGTCAAGCTGCGCAACTTGCACAAGTTCCTGGTGAAGTCACATTAGCTACTGCATCAAGTTATCCTGCAGCAATTGCAAAAGAAATGGGATTTCCTGAAGCTTCTAAAGCAATACAATATCAACCAAGATCACCATATACATATCCAGTTTTAGAAGAGCTAGGTAAGTTACCTGAGCAAATTACTGGTTCAAGTATGGGATTTGGTCCTATACCTGAATTAATGCAGCCTGAGTTTCAGCGTGGGTTTACGCCTAATGATGCTCGAGTACTTGGCGCAAAAGCAACGCAATTTGGTCGTGAAGTTAAGAATATACCGACCGACTTTGTAAATGCTCAGTCCGGCGTGAAAACGCTTAACCCACTTGGCGATACAACATTAGGTACAAATTTGCAAGGTGTTGCTGAATCGGTTGGTGATACTTTGCAAAGACGTCAAGCCGCAGGACAGTCCACGATACCTGGTGTGCCTGAGTTTGTGCAACCGACAACTAGCATGTATGCGGTTCGGCCTAAAGGTTCTAAGATTCAAAGGCCTACATTATATGAGACAAGTACTGAAGCTGAGCTTATTGACCCTATGTATCGAGTGCTTACTGTTTCAGTGCCAAGCCCGTCATTCTTAAAGCCTGAGACAATTCCAGCAGACAAGTTGGTAAATGATTATAGAGAGCGTTTTCTTTCTGACTTACCACAAGCAGTTAAAGATCAGCTTGTTGAACATTCAAATAAAAAAGATGCTGAAGAGTTTCCTGGGGCAAATAGGCATGAAATTGCTTCAGCACTTGAGATTAAGTATGATAAGTCTAATGCTAGGTCAGAAAGAAAATTAGAGCATCTTAATGACTTCTTTAAGAATACACCTGAAGGTCAACAAGCCGCTCGTGAGCATAAGGTTCCGACTGTTGATGAGTATAAGGATCGTCTTAATACAGCTGCCAATATACTTAATAATAATTTCACAAACTTTCTTTCTAAGAATATTGGGTCATTTGGTAGCAAGACGGTTGACTTAGCATCAAAAGGCACGACATATAGAGAGCCTGAAGAAATACTAAAGCAAGCATCGATGATAATGCCTTCTGCTGTTCGAGCAATTGAAGAACAACGTCGTAAAGCAGGGTTTCCGCCTGAAGGTACATTTGCACCACAAATTGCAGCTAAAAAAGAAGAACTTAAAACACATAATGAAAATGCTTTAAGTGCACAGCAAGCAAAAGCCAAGTTCTTAAGCGACATGGTTGAGCAAGGAATTGGGCATGATGAATATTCTCAAACGCCTGAGTTTGCAAAAATTAAAGCTGATGAAACAAAAGCAACTGCTAAAAGAGATAAAGCAAATGCTGAGTTAGACAAACTAAAGTTAGGTCATGCACAAGAACTAATTGAAGATAGCATGGTTTTTCCAACTACCAAGCAAAGCATCATTGAAAATAGAGGGTATGGTAGAGCACAGCTTTATCCTGATGTTCGAAACCCTAATGTGACAAGTGATCAGCCTTTGTATACAGCTTATGATCTTAATACTGATAGGCTAGGTCTTCAAAACATCGGTGAAAAGTTGTGGGGTGATATTGTTGAAGGTCGTATGACGGCTAATCAAGCCACTGCAACTAGTATCGATAACTATATTGAGAAGATGCATAAGCAACGTGGTGCCGATAAGATTGCGCAAGAAGCAAAACGACAAAAAGAGTTGGCAACACTTACTGAAAAGCTTAAGCCTGTTCTTGAAAGTGTGCCGCCACATTTAAGGTACAACAAGTCTTCAGTTGTAGAGATTAACGATAGATTGCCGTATGACGAAATTGTTAGACGTATGTCAGAAGATACTGACATTCTTGAGCATTGTATGGGTGAAGCAGGCACAGGTAGTGATAGAAACATTAACCCTATCACAAAAGAAAAGCGAGTATATGAGCCCACATATGAAACACTTACAGGCGAGATAAACCCTAGAGGTAAAGGAAGCCCTTCAAGAAGCTATGCTAGTAATACTTTTCAAGGTGGTCAATTTCAGGCATCATTTAGAGATAATAAGACGGCTTATCCTGTTGCATCTTTACAGTTTGAAAAGCGAGGGGATGGTAAATATTCTATAGGCTTTGTATCAGGTCATAGAAATGGGGCGCCAGATTCTCAATATGCTGATGACATCAAAAACTATTTAAATCAGAAATCCGATATTATTGCCGATGATACAACCGATAGACTGTATGGTAATTTAAGAATTTATGACACGCAAGATAAGTCAAAAAGAGAATTGCTTCGTAGAAATTTAGGGCTTACGCATCAAGAGATGCTTGCGCATAATTTAGATTCACTTCCTAGGTTTGTGACTAGGCAGGATGCTCATGATCATATTGTTCAATCTGCTGGTCAAACACAAAGAGTAGTTGAGAATCTTGAGTCAGAGAGAGCATTAGTTCAAGATCAGCTTGATCAGCATTTGGCAAATAGACGAAACTGGGATGAAGCCGATGAAGCTCATCATGATGATCTTGTCGATACGCTTAGAGATCTTAATCAAAGAATAGAGCAGCAAAGACGACAGCCTGTTGATAATGTGCCTCATAGTGATATTTCATATGACAGCACACTTGAACGTTTGTCAGATGCAGGAAATAATGCTGCTCAACTAGCATATAATGATTCTGAGTTCGAAAATGCTGAAGAGATACGCGATGAAGTTAATGACATTATAAGCGATGCACAAATGTCTATAGGCGCCCCAGATACTTATAATAACGACCCTATTGGTGCTTTAAGCAGTATTGAGAATGAAATACAACGACATATTGATAGGCATATGCAAAATGGTAGTGTGCGTAGTCATGAAATTATTGATGCACTTGAGAACTATTTAGGTAATCATCGTGACATTTCACATCAAGTTTCTCAGCAGTTAGAAAGACAAAGACAGCAAACTGATGTGCCGAATTTGAATGAGATGACGCCTAGTATGATAGATTTATATCAAAATGGGTTGGATTCTCCTATTCAGTCATCCAATAATCGTCGATATTCTCGTCAAGTAACGAATGCTTATAGAGATATTTTAGGTTCTATTGCTGATCAAGGAGGTAATCCTAGAGATGCTAATAGCGTATCTGAGCATTTGTCAATGTACTACAATATGCTTGATAATGCAGACCCTGAGGTCATGGCAGAACTAGGGATTAGAAATACTGAACAAGCAAATCAGTTATCTGAAATACTTGATGATCATTTGACATCAATAGATCGACTTGAACGTGATAGACGAGATCGTCAACAAGTTCGTCAGCAACAAGCACAGCCTGCAGGTGATACGACACATACAAATAATATTTCTCAGATTATTGACGATGCTATTAATAACTTTAGTGATGTTAATCAGCCTAATGATGTAGCATCATTTAACTCAGCATTACAAAGAGCTTTTCAAGTAGCCAATCCGGTTACTAATCCAGAAGACTACATTGCTGCTATTTTAGAAGAGGGTCGTGCATTAACAGGTACACCTGCAAGGAATGCACTTCAAAACCTTGCGATAAGTATGAACAATTATCACGTTGCTCATCCTAGTGCAAGAAATGAGCGTA